TAGATGCACATGCAAAAAATGGTTGGATGTTGCGTTCTACTACTAAAAATCGTTTATAATAAATACAACAGAATTCAGATTTTAAGGAACAGCAATGTCAAACGAAAAGCGTCCTCTCGTTGTTAAAAGACAGCTAGATCAAATTAAAAAACATTTAAATAAACCAGCAGAAGCTCCTTCTCCTCGGCCCACTGCCGAAGAAGTCGAAACTGTTGATGAAGCTAGAGTCAAAGCAAGAATTTCTCTAAAGGCACCTAAAGACTGGAAGCCCAAAGCAGAAAAGACTGCTACTGTTCCCAAGCCAAAGAAAGAAGTAAGCTCTTCTGAGTCTGATAGTGAAGCTCCTGGCATCTACGGTCAGCTATTGAAGCACAAAGACTTACGCGGTGCTCCCAAGATTAAGTTCGAAAACGGTCAGTCACACGAAGTTTCTCCTGCACACAGAGAAAAAGTGCTAGACAAGTTTCGCTCTCTTCATGGTGCTGGCAAAAGTCCAGATGCAAGAGACAAGATCATCAAACACGCTGGAGCGAGTCACGAAAATTTCATGCAGCACGTTAACAACACTTACACACCAGAAAAGAGGCATCCTATGTCAGCAGTAAAAGAAGATCAAGATATCGTAGAAAAGCTACAGAAAGCTCTTGAAGACGGCGTATTGTCACAGAATGACTTTGACAAGCTAACACAAGCTGAAGAAGTCGAAGCTGTTGACGAGAAAGCTCTAGTCGGCAAGCAGAAGAAGCTTGATAAGAACCACAACGGCAAGCTAGACGCTCAAGATTTCAAGATGATCCGTAAAGAAGAGACTGTTGCTGAAGAAGTCGAGCAGATGGATGAAGCATCAAAAAGTATGTACTACTCTCCTGAAGAAGTGAAAGCAGCACAGGATCACTGGAAAAAGAATGTAAAACCAGTCTATAAAGAACATGGACTCTCTCCGAAATTCGCAAGTGCAGTTAATGCTCACGTAAAGCTACACGGTTCACGTGAAGTTCAGCAGCATCACGGTGGCGCTGACGGCAATCATCCTAGATGGTTCAACACAAATACTAATAAGGTCAGACCTCTAGTAAAGAACACTGGATATACAATTAAAGAGTCTTGGATTGTCGCTGAAGAAGCTCAAACTCCTGCACCTGAGAGACATTATGTTACTCCAGCTACAGAAGCAAATCGTTTCCGTGGCGTAGAGAGTTCAATTCGTGAAATTATGTCTCAGAATCGTGATATTCGTAAGATTGCAAAAGAAGAAGAGTTCAACAGGAACAAGTAATTGACTATTATTGCTAATAAGATTGTATTGCTCAACAACGGGGTACAGCAGAAAGAACTTAAGAACAACGAAAGAGTTCAAGTAAAAATGTCTGGTGACCCCGTTGTACGCATTACTCCAAGTGTAGCGGTTGTTCGTCATTCTGAGTTTGTTGAAAAGTCTTCGGATTAAAAACGATAAGTAAGTAACTGAAGAACAAATCTTCTAAACCGGCCGGGCGGATTCCCGAGTATCAAGGAGAAGAAAATGGCACTATGGGGTAATAACGATGCTGGCGCTATTCAAGGCACAAGCATTGCAGCAACCAACGGCAGCGCGGCTGTCACTGGCACAGGCACAAAGTTTCAGGTAGATTTTCAGCCAGGCGATGTTCTACGCATTGTTTCAGGCACGACTTCAAGAAACCGTGTTCTATCAATCACTAGCAATACGGCTCTAACACTTTCAGACGTATTTCCTGGCTCATCAGCAACAGTTGCCGCTGCAAACGTAACAATTCAGCAGCAACCAAAGTATGCTTATTTCGATGGAAATACTCCTACTGGTCAGAACAACATTTCTACAATCTTCGGCATCGACACATCAGAAATTGCTGCTGGTGGCGATAACGTAACAAGCATTGGCTTGATTCAAGGCGGCGGCGTTTACGTTGAAGCTCCTGTTGTTACTCTTGCTGGTCCTACTGCACTAACAATTGCAACAACAGCAGTCAACACAACTACCGAAAATATCACAGTAACCAATCACGGCTTACTGACTGGTACAAAGCTAACATACGGCGCTGCTGGCGGCACAGTTCTCGGTGGTCTATCAGATGCTACTGCTTACTATGTAATCAATACTGGTGTTAATACATTTCAGTTGGCATCATCACTATCAAATGCTCAAGCTGGCACTTATATCAATTTAAGCGGCACAGGCAACAGCAGCCAGACACTAACTGGTGACACTGCAACTGCTACAGCAGCTATCTCTGCTGGCGCTGTAACTGCAATTACAGTAACAAACGTAGGCTCTGCTTATCTAGCTGCTCCTGCTGTTACAGTTAACGTTCCAGTATTGACTGTTGCTACTGCTTCTGTTAATACTACACTCGACACAGTAAACTATACAACACACGGTCAAGCTGCTGGCGCTTCACTGAAGTACTTTAATTCAACAGGCGCTGCTGCAACAGGCCTAGCAAACAATACAACATACTATGTTGCAACTGCTGGTCTAACTGCTAACGCCTTTGAAGTTAAGGCTGCAAACACAACTGGTACTCTAGCTGCTACTGTAGCTGTTAGCGGCACTACTGGTCAGTTCACTTGCGGTGCTTCAACACTAGCTGCTGCTGATCGTATTACTATTACTGGTACACGTGCAGGCACAGGCACTATTACTGGCTATGCAACAGGAACTACATATAAGGTTTCTGCTGTAACTGGTACATCGCCAAACGTTACTGGCTTTACTCTAACTACTGAAGCCGGTGGCGCACTAACAACAAGTGCTGGTACTCTAACTGGTCTAACTTATACAACTGAAACAGTTATTGATATCAGTGGTACAGGTAACAATGCTCAGTACTTCCAGATTGTTGGCGGCACTGCTGCAACTGCTACTGCTACATTAGGCTCAGGTCAGCCCGCTAAGATGAACGCTGGGTGGGTCAAGCGTACAGTAGGCACCGGCGGTCGTGCTGGTCGTGTACAGTACGAGACACTAGTTGCTATGCGTACTGTCACTGGTAACGATATTGACGATATCGCCTTCCCAGACAGTTGATAGCTAGTTGATAAAATATGGGGCGTATCTGTAATAGGGTACGCCCCAGTTTCTTCACATTTTGTAAACTAACGGATAAGTTATAATGTCATCAAACGGTCCAAAGAAATTCACTGATCTTCCTGTAGCCAACACTCGGCTGTCAACGGATAGACTTGTAATTTTATCCAATGCAGCATCTACTGCTGTACTCAAAACTATTTCTGTAGCTAATCTAGGCACTGTAGGCTATACAGGCAGTATTGGTTACGCTGGCTCTGTCGGCGCTACTGGTTACGCTGGTTCACTAGGCTATACTGGCTCTGTCGGCACAGCAAACGCCTCTGCTCAATACACTTGGTCAAACACTCAGACATTTAGCAACACAATCACATTCAGCGCAAATGCTGGTATATCATTAGGCAGCAGTTCAAAAGCTGCTAATGGTTATACGTATTTGCCCAACGGTGTACTCATGCAATGGGGTACTGTTGTTGCTAACAACTCTACAGGCAACGCTACATTCTCGGTTGCGTTTCCAACTGCTTGCCAGCACGTTTCTATGAACGTCATCGGCTCTGCTAACGTAGCATATCATGTTGCTGCTCCAAACACTACTGTAGCGACTATTCGCACAGGTTCAACAACAACCGCAATTAGCGTAGAGTACCTCGCCATAGGATATTAATTTTTAATGAATGAAAAACTTGACGAAACGAATTTTCTACTTTATGCTGCAAAATATTATAACAACGCTCAATGTTATGACACGCTAGAGTTTTATGATGACCTAAAGAGATTTAAGTACATCCGTAGACTATTCAACATATACGCAGAAACAGGTGATCTTAGAGAAAGACTGATATTAAATCATATCATCATTCTCTACAACATCTTTGGTGTTACAGCAGCAACAAGGCTATTGTTCTTCAAACTGCATGACCACAAGGAAATGCTGAAACCGTTCCTTGAACTTCTTAACTATATGCCTGACAGAATTATAAATATAGGTATAACTGGCGAAACAATTTTGAATGAGAAAATAATTTCTAATCCAGACATACAAGACAAGTTAAGGAGAATTTAATGGCTAAGAAGCTCAAAGACTTTAAACCAAAAATGTGTTCAGACTGCGGCAAAACCCCTTGCGCTTGTATGTCAGAAGCCCGTTTAGATGAAGGCCGTCCTTCACAGAGACATCCATTAGAAGGTCACGAATACCACAAGAAGTCTGATGCGGCATTGATTCACATTGCTAAAGATGCACATGCTGCTGCTGAAGCAATGAAGAGCCACAACACCACTGCTGAGAACAAATACCGCGATCAAGCAAATGACTCCGCCACAGTGAGACATTTCAGAAAGACCAACGGTATGCCAACTTGGTATAAAAAGAAATATGGACACAGTACTAACGAAGAAGTCGAGCAGGTGGATGAAAAGGCATCTGATAAAGAAGTCAAGATGGCTACAGGTATTCCACACGATAAACGTTATGTAGGCGGCAATATGACAGGTGCCATTTCCGCTATCGAAAAGATTCGTCCAGATCTGTCAAAACATCCTCGCGTTGCTGCTTCATTAAAGGCAGCAAACGAAGAAGTAGAGCAGGTGGATGAATTAGATCGTAGTGGTACTCTTACTCGTTATATTGACAAAACTAGGGGCGATCCAGAACGCAAAGCAGGTAATGCCTTAGCACTTAAGAAAAAGTGGGGCGATAAGAATTACGGTCTTGAAGAACCTAAAGTCAAAGGTATGGATCGTAACGAAGAAGTCGAGCGGATTAATGAAAAACTCGAAACAGAAACAATTAAACATCCTAAAGGAGAACGTCCCAAAGGTATTGGTTGGGTATTAAAATCTGCTGGCGAACAAACTGGTAAAGATCATAGCGTTTGGGAACGTAAGTTTAAGCGTGTTGGTGGCGTCAAGGAAGAAGTTCAGGCTGTCGATGAAGAAATTAAACCTTATGTAAGCAAACTCAAACAAGATTGGCAGGTTCTAGATCATGAAGGAAAAGTTAAATTTTCTTCTAAAGATCATGATACTGCTACATCACACTGGAAAAAGAATTACGAAAAATATCGTGATCCAAAATATACAAAAGAAGAAAACGAAGTTGTCGATGAAGCAGTGTCAAAGAAGAAAAGAGTCATGAGTTTCATGAGTCACGATCCAGAAGCTGGTCAACGTATTCTAGCTATGGGTAAAAAAGAACGTGAAGAAAAGAAAGCATTTAAAAGCGGTCAAAGCGAAATTAATCGTCTAAAAAGAATGGGCGAAGAAGTTGAAATGTTTGAAGCTGTTGATCCAGTAGAGGCACGTGACATTCTTAAAAAGCACGGTGGCGCAGACGAAGACTTTCATGCGTTACCTTCTGAACATAAGAATTCGCTTCATCATCTAGCATATAAGTTCAAGCACAATCCAGGCAAAAGTGCTTCTGGCTCACGCGCAAGAATGTTTCATGCACATTTAAAGCGCCAGGCTGCTAAGGCAGACAAAGCACAGGCTGATGTACAGAAGCTAACAAAAGAAGAGCATGACTACGAGTACGAAATGGCTCGCAATCAGCTAACAACTGCTTCACGTTCTATTGAGCGTCTAATGGGTATGCTCAAGGGCGAAGGCAATCTAGAAGCTTGGGTACAGTCTAAGCTAACTATGGCTGCTGACTATCTAGACACTGTTGCTGATTACATGGAATCGGATAAGAAAAACTAAATGAAAAAGTTCTCGCATTTTTATTCTGAAGCCAAGAAAATGAAAGGAGCCGATCCTTGCTGGAAAGGCTACGAGATGATTGGCAAGAAAAATAAGAACGGCAAAGAAGTTCCTAACTGTGTTCCTGTAAAAGAAGAGATCATCACTGAACGCGGTGCAGATTCTAAAGGCTATTATCGTTCAACAGAATCTGGTGCTGGTCTAACTCGTAAAGGTGCAAAGCACTTCGGTATTCAGACTGCTGTTACTGGTAAAGTTAAACCAGGTTCAAAAGCTGCTGGTCGCCGTAAATCTTTCTGCGCTCGCATGAGTGGAATGCCTGGGCCCATGAAAGACGAAAAGGGCAGACCAACACGTAAAGCTGCTTCTTTGAAGAGATGGAGATGCCGATCATGAAAACATTCAGCCAGTTCAATGAAGAAGGTGCAGCACCTACAGTAACGACTGCTGGTGTTGCTGGAGCTGGCGATAACCCACAAAAGATTGTTCCTGTTTCCAAAAAGAAACAAAACAAATATCAGAAGGCTGGAGAGAAGAGTGAGAAAGAACTCGGCACTCAACTCCGTAGATTGATGGGATCAGTTAATGTTTAGTTTTATACCATTACCCTATAAGATTTTAATTATAGCCTTTCTCATGGCTGGCGCTATTGCTATGGGCTATGTAAAAGGTCTAGATAAATCAAAACAAATTCTTGCTGAATATGAAGCAAAGGCTAATGCTCAAATTGCGGAACTTGAAAAGAAAAATGGCGAAATAAGTAATAAAGTGATAACTCAGTATGTTGATAAAGTAAGAACGGTAAAGGAAAAAGAATATGTTTACAGAGATCAAGCCCAAACTGTTGTGCCTTCTCGCGCTGAATTGTCTTCTGGTTGGGTGTACCTCCACGACTCTAGTACCCAAGGCTTACCTGCCGTCCCCGCCAGAAGTGCTGATGAGGCCGCCTCAGGAATTAAAGACACTGTTGCCCTTGCAACCATCGTCGGAAACTACTCAGTCTGTATCCAAAACGCCCAGCAACTCGCAGGACTCCAACAGTGGCTCAACGACACCAAAGCCGCAGTAGATAAAGCAAATCCAAAGGAACAAGGAAAGTAAATTATGAATGAGAAACAAAAACTAATTTCATGGATCATGCGTGTGACAGTTCTTGTGCTTGCAAGTGTCACTGTTGCTGTTGTTACTGTGTTAATGTTTGGTATTTTTTTGCCAAATGATCAGATCGACAACAAAGATATTCTTGCACTGATCGGCCCAGCATTTAACACAGTTATCGGCGCGTTTGTCGGCTTACTTGGCGGTCTATCTCTATCTGATAAAGAACAGACTCTTCCTCCCCCTCCAGCTCCTACACCTGAGCCAGAGCCAGAAGTACTAAGCGAGTAATATTTGTCATGGCGAATGAGTTAGAAACTAGAGTTGCAGTACTTGAACATGACGTTTCGCAAATGTCTAGTTTCTTCTCTAAGCTTGACTCAACAATGGAGAAGATGACTGATATCTCTTCTTCAATTAAAGAAATGCTGGCAGTACACGACATGAAGATTATCAAGAGCGAAGAACATACAGAAAATCTTTATTCGTTGATTGAGAAAAGACGTTATCAGTCTGAAACACAACATCAAGTAATTCAAAACAAAATTTCAGAGACGGAAAAGGAAATTAAACGCGATATGGACGATTTCCAAAAATCTGTTATTTCTGAAATGAAAGACATGCGTAAAGAATTAAAAGAGTATTACCAAGCCACTCAGAAAAATTCTAGTATCTTGGATAAAGGTAAACTTGTTCTCACTGCTATTGGCATTCTTCTTACCTTTATTCTCTACAAGCTAGGTGTAATTCCGTTCGTTAAATTCTAAAAATCCTATTGACAAATCTCAGGACTAGTGTATAATCAGTTCTGTCAGCATCATGTTAGTGAGATTTTATAATGGACAATACCTGGATTGACGTAAAGTATGCTACGCTTATCTCTACGCGGCTGCAACTTTTCAAAATCAAAACGCACAATCCCTTTCTTGCAAATCTTAGGTGCCCACTCTGCGGTGACTCTGAGAAAAACAAACTCAAAGCGAGGGGATACCTTTTTCAGAAATCTACAAAACTTTATTACAAGTGCCATAACTGTGGTGCTTCACAAAGCTTTGCTAAGTTTCTTTCTAAGGTCGATCTCTTGCTGCATGAAGAGTACAGCAAAGAACACTATCTAAACAAAGAACATATTGCTTATAAGCCAAAAGAGTCCATCATGCCCACGATGGATCCACCTCGCTTTCTTGCTGCTGGCTCTCCTCTTAAGAAGCTTAAGAAGATATCTCAGCTACAGTGGGATCATCCAGCAAAGACGTACATCGTTAATCGCAAGATACCAAATGAGTTTCATGCACGATTGTTCTATTGTGCTAACTTTGCACAGTGGGTGAATACGATTGTTCCAGATAAGCTGGATGAAAAGTTCAAATCACCAAGACTTATTATTCCATTTCTAGATGAGAATAGAAATCTCTTCGGCTTTCAAGGTCGCTCTTTTGACCCCAAATCCAATCTAAGATATATAACAATCATGCTAGATGATAGGCCGAAAATATTTGGACTAGATTTAATAAATAAGGAGCTGCCTGTTTATGTTTTTGAAGGCCCAATTGATAGTATGTTTATACCTAATAGCTTGGCAATGGCGGGTGCCGATGTTAAGCTTGACTCAGATTTTAAAGATGTAGTTTATGTGTTTGATAATGAACCGCGAAACAAAGAGATTGTGTTTCGCATAGACAAGTGTATTGACAAAGGTTATAAAGTTGTTATCTGGGACAGAACGTTTGTTCAGAAAGATATAAACGACATGATCATGGCAGGCAACGATGCAGAACACATCAAGATCGTTCTTGATAAGAGAACGTTTAGGGGGATCGAGGCTAAAGCAGAATTAATGCACTGGAGAAAAGGCTAATGCGAAAATATAAATCAATCTGTATCTCTGACGTTCATTTAGGAACACAAGGATGTAAAGCAGAATGGTTATGTGATTTTTTAAAAACTAATACTTCTGACAATCTATTCCTTGTTGGCGATATTATCGATGGGTGGGCATTAAAGAGACACTTCCATTTTCCTCAAAGTCATATGAATGTCATTCGTCGTATATTGACTGCTGCTAAACGTGGCACGAATGTTATATATCTTCCCGGTAATCACGATGAGATACTAAGGCATTTAATTCGTTTTGATTTATCTTTTGGTAATATAGAAATAAAAAATCAATACATTTACGAAGCAGTAAATGGTAAGTCCTATATAATTTGCCATGGCGATATGTTTGATACTGCTTTACAAGGCAATTTTAAATTTTTATATCATTTAGGTGACTATGTATATGATATACTTCTTTCAATGAATACTGCTGTAACATTCTTTAGAAGAATGGCAGGACTAGGTCATTGGAGTTTTAGTGCTTATGTTAAGGATAAAACAAAAACAATTGTAAAGTTTATTTCAGACTACGAAAATCTTATCGCAGATTATTGCAAAAGAAAGTGTGTTGATGGTATTATATGTGGCCACATTCACCAAGCAGCTATAAAAGAGATTAATGGTATAACATATATGAATGATGGTGACTGGGTAGAGAGCTGTACTGCTCTAGTTGAACATCATGATGGTACTTGGGAAATATTAAAATGTCGGATTGTCTAAGAATAGGTGTTATTGGCTGCGGTGTTTTCGGCGGTTATCATATTAAGAAATATCTGGAGAAAAGGCTAATGACGAGATTGTCTGAAGACATGAGACGAGTTGACTACAGCGTAGAAGGCTCTTACGAGGTACTTCCTATTGGTACCGCAAATGAACTTCGGGTTCTTAGGACTCTTGCGCGATCTCTCATAGAACGAACCTTAGATGTAAACGAAAGTTTAAACGATGTTAAAGAATTCTATAGAAAACAATGTTATCTAAAAGATGACATTTTCTAATAGCGAATTAAAATTAAACAAAAACGATCATCCTCTCGCAGAGCAAATCTGTAAACTAATCTGTGTAGAGGAAGGTGTGCCGCCAGACAAAGAAGTTACTGGTATAGGCGTTAACATAGATACGTATACGCAGTACAGATATTGGCAATATAGATTGCCTATGGTTAGAAAAATTCTAGATTTGATTGAGAACGGAGAATAATTTATGCTACAAGAAGTGAATTTAATTGGCGTTACAAAGCCAAGCATGTATACAGGATGTTCTACCGCAAGTCAACTAGTCGCATGGGCAGCAAGAGTTTCTAACCCATCAAATCAAAACAACACACAGACAGCAAGTAAGCTTGTACGTTACTTGATCAAAAATCAACACTGGTCGCCTTTAGAGACGGTACATATCTCTATGGAAATCAAGACTACCCGTGATATTGCTCGACAAATTCTTCGTCACCGATCTTTTTCTTTTCAAGAATATTCTCAGCGTTATGCTGATCCCACGAAAGACTTAGCATTTACTACACGTGACGCTAGGTTGCAAGATACAAAAAACAGACAAAACTCTATCGACACAGAAGATAAAGCTTTACATGAAGAATGGAATATGTTACAATATTCTATAATGGACAACGCTCGCAAAGCGTATAAGTGGGCAGTCGAAAAGGGTATTGCAAAAGAACAAGCCCGAGCAATCTTACCAGAAGGTATGACTGAATCTGTTATCATCATGGCAGGTAGTCTACGCAGTTGGATTCACTACTGTCAGCTACGCATGGACGTAGCAACTCAAAAAGAACATCGTGAAGTAGCAATGAAATGCTGGGACATTATCGGTGGGCATTTTCCAGATATCATTGAAGCGTTCACTGAAATCAAGGAACTTGAAGACACAAAAAAGAGTGTATAATTATGACAAACTTAGTTGAAAATCTACATAAAGAACGTGGCTCTCGTTACGGCAGCTGGCAACAACAAGCAGCAGTAGCACAAGCAATTAAGCAAGCATATAAGTTAGGCAACAGTTATGACAATTGCAATGATGCTGTTTTAGAAAAGCTAGATATGCTTGCTAACAAGCTATCTCGTATTGTCAACGGCGATCCAGAGTATCAAGATAGCTGGGACGATATCGCAGGATATGCATTACTTCCTCATTCAGATAAAGCGGAATAATAATAAAAATGAATACAGTTACCAAGCGCGATGGCTCAAGAGAATCGTTAGATATTGAAAAATTTCACAAAGTTATTTCATGGGCGTGTGAAGGTATTACTGGCGTATCTGTTTCAGAAATTGCGCTGAAGTCACACATTCAATTTTATGATAAGATTAAGACTTCTGATGTTCAAGAAACAATCATCAAAGCATCTTCAGAGTTGATTACAGAAGAGAATCCAAACTATCAGTACGTTGCTGGTCGTCTTATCAATTATAATCTTCGCAAAGAAGTTTACGGCAAGTACGAGCCAGATAATTTGCTTTTGCATGTGAAGCGTGTAGTCAAAGACGGCTACTATGATCGTGAACTTCTAGATGTATATTCAGAAGACGAATTTAATATTGCTAATAGTTTTATTGATCACAATAGAGACAGTCTATTGACTTATGCTGCTATGGAACAGTTCCGCGGCAAGTATCTAGTAAAGAATCGCGTCACTAAGAAGTTTTATGAAACTCCTCAGATGGCTTACATTCTAATCTCTATGACACTATTTTCTAAGTACTCTAAAGATACTAGAATGAAGTGGGTAAAAGACTACTACGATGCTATCAGCACGTTTGATATCTCTTTACCTACACCGATTATGGCTGGTGTTAGAACACCACAGAGACAGTTCTCTTCCTGTGTTCTAATCGAAACGGAGGACTCTCTTGATTCAATTAATGCAACATCTTCTGCTATCGTTAAATACGTTTCTCAGAAAGCTGGCATCGGTATTGGAGGTGGCAGTATTCGGGCTTTGGGTTCTCCTATTCGGAACGGCGATGCATCTCATACTGGGGTTATTCCTTTCTATAAGCTTTTTCAGTCTGCTGTTAAGTCATGCAGTCAGGGCGGTGTACGGGGCGGTGCTGCGACCCTTTACTACCCGATCTGGCACTTAGAGATTGAAGACCTATTAGTACTCAAGAACAACAAAGGCACAGAAGACAATCGTGTCCGTCACATGGACTATGGTGTCCAATTCAACAAGGTGATGTATGAGCGACTTATTACGAACGGTAATATTACCCTCTTCTCACCGAATGACGTACCAGAACTCTACGAGACCTATTTCACAGACTCAGAAAAGTTTAGAGAGCTATATGAACGAGCAGAGAAAAATCCAAAGCTTAGAAAAAAGCAAATCTCTGCAATCGAACTCTTCTCATCATTCGTCCAGGAAAGGAAGGATACTGGACGTATATATTTGATGAACGTTGATCATGCAAATGATCACGGCTCATTCATTGACGCACCAATCAAACAAAGCAATTTGTGTTGTGAGATTAATCTACCCACTAAACCGCTAAGGGATATCAATGACGAAGAAGGCGAAATTGCCCTTTGTACCCTATCAGCGATTAACTGGGGTAAGATCAAAACTCCGGAAGATTTTCGAAAACCCTGTGAACTTAGTGTTCGCGCTCTTGATGCTTTACTTGATTACCAGTCTTATCCCGTAAAGGCAGCAGTAACTTCTACTAAAAAATATCGGCCGTTGGGCATCGGCATTATCAATCTTGCCTACTGGATGGCAAACAATGATATGACGTACAGTGAGCCAAATCTAAAGCTACTAGACGAATATGCAGAAGCTTGGTCGTACTATCTCATTCGTGCATCTGCTGATCTTGCTGTTGAAAAAGGTCAGCTAGGCTCTCCTGCAAACGTCAAGTACTGTCAGGGTATTCTTCCAGTCGATACGTACAAGCGAGATGTTGATGAACTGGTGAAGCGAAAGTACACTATGAACTGGGACGCTCTACGCAAACAACTAAAAGAAACTGGTATTCGCAATGCTACTCTAATGGCAATCATGCCAGCGGAGACTTCTGCTCTTATCAGCAACTCAACAAACGGTATTGAACCACCTCGTGCGCTGCTTAGTATCAAGCAATCTAAAGACGGCGTGTTGAAACAAGTTGTTCCTAATATTCGTAAGTTAAAGAACAAGTACGAACTATTGTGGGACCAAGAATCTCCAGAAGGGTATCTAAAGATTTGTGCTGTACTACAAAAGTACATTGATCAAGGTATCTCTGTAAACACTTCATATAATCCAAAGTTCTATGCAGACGATAAAATTCCTTTGAGTGAGATGTTAAAACATATTCTTATGTTCTACAAGTTCGGCGGCAAGCAACTCTATTACTGCAACACAAACGATCAATCTGGTGAAGTAGAAACTAAAGAATTGCCTGTACAGCCAATTGAACAAGAAGATTGTGATAGCTGTAAAATTTGATATAAGTAGTTTTTCGAAACTCTAAAACGGTGGTTTATGTTTAAGGATGAGCAAAGAGATTATTGAATCGGGTACTCATATTTTATTGGATATTAATGATATTAAACCAGTATTGTTATGGGACGCTAATTTTGTTAGAAATGCAATGATACAGGCTGCTAGAGCAGTCAAAGCAAATATTCTACATGACTATTTTCATCACTTCGGTGATGCATACGGTGTCACTGGAGTAGTTGCAGTATCAGAATCACATCTATCTATTCATACTTGGCCAGAATGGTGGTATGCGTCGATTGATGTTTTTCTTTGTAGAGGCATGAATCCGGAAATCGCTGCCGAGTCTTTAGTGAAAACTTTTGGCTCAGAAAATTACAACGTACAAGTCATAACCAGAAAAGCGGTAGTGGACCATGACAGAATTTCGAAGGGCATATAGTTACGATCTAGATAGACTCTATGAGATAGAGTGTGCTTCCTTTACACCTGAAATTAGAAACGCCAAAAAAGAAATACAAGCTGGTATTATTAAAAACGAAATCTATGTCATTACAGAATGTGATGAGGTAGATTACAACGTTGTTGTTGGTTCTATCTGGTTGATGAGAAAAAAGAAAACTTGTTATATCGAAAGCGTTGCTGTAGATGATAGATACCGCAATTCTGGCAGAGGTAAAGAGCTAATAGAAAATGCATTGACTTTGCTAAAAGAAGATGGTATAATTGAAGTTAGTTTGTACGTTGATATGCTTGCAAAGGACACAATCGAAATGTACAAAAAACTTGGATTTGTTAAATGCGATTTTGTAAATGACTTTTACGGTAAACACAAACACGCATATTTCATGGAAAAAAGGCAACTAGTATGACTGTTTTTAATAACATCACGGACTATTCTGGAAAGAAAATGTTCTTTGATGGTGACGTTGGTATTTCTAGATATGATGTACAGAAGTATTCTATCTTTGAAAAGATTACAGAGAAACAAAACGGTTTCTTCTGGCAACCTACAGAGATTGATTGTACACGTGACGCAAAAGACTTTAAGTCACTTACGCCACACGAACAACATATTTTCACTAGCAATCTAAAGCGTCAGATTCTTCTTGACAGTGTACAGGGTAGATCACCTGTGACTGTTCTTCTTCCTATTGTCTCTTTGCCAGAGCTAGAGACGTTTATCATCACATGGTCTTACTTTGAGACTATTCACAGTAGATCATATACACACATCATTCGTAATGTGTATGCTGATCCGTCTAAAGTATTTGATGATATGCTGAACATCAAAGAGATTGTAGATTGCGCTAAAGATATCAGCAAGTACTATGATGATTTGATTGCACTTCACTCTCTTACTAAGACTAAGAACTATGATCTGTATGAGAACAAGAAAGCCCTTTGGCTCTGCATTAACGCAGTCAATGCTCTAGAAGGTATTCGTTTCTATGTTTCGTTTGCTTGCTCTTGGGCTTTCGCAGAACTTAAAAAGATGGAAGGCAATGCTAAGATCATCAAGTTCATTGCACGTGATGAGAACGTACATCTTGCAGCAACACAACAGATTTTAAAGTTGTTGCCAAAGGACGATTCGGACTTTGAGAAAATCAAAGTAGAGTGTGCAAAAGAAGTTGAAGATATGTTCAATGCTGTTATCTCACAAGAGAAAGCATGGGCAGAGTATCTCTTCAAAGACGGCTCTATGATCGGCCTAAACACTACATTGCTATGTGAATACATTGATTGGATTGGACATAAGCGTATGAGTGCCGCAGGTATACATACTTCATACAAGAGTGGTTCTAATCCTTTACCATGGACTCAGAAATGGATTAGCGGTTCTGAAGTGCAAGTTGCTCCTCAAGAAACTGAAATCTCTTCTTACGTTGTCGGCGGTGTTAATTTAGACGTAGATGAAAACACATTCAAAGGATTTAGCCTATAATGTCAAAAATATTAACAAGAATTAAATCTTTAAAAGAAAGAGAAAAGATTTGTTGGAGTATGGCTAAAGTATTTTTAGAAAATAAAGATGCTCATGGTATTCATGACATGGGAGTAGAGCTACAAGCTTTGCAACGCGCAATAGTTGAAGTTGAAAGTTTCATTAATGAAATGGACACTTGATCCCAAGATAGCGTCTGATATTATTAAAATGGTTTTAGATGGAACAATTTCTAGATCAACAGCTAAAGTTTTATTAGATGCTTATATATCTGTCGCAATGGTAAAGAACGGCCTTGTGTCTGCAATTCAATATGATGATGTTATATGGAGACCGCCGAGTGAAGAGAAAGTTTGTTGAATATTTTATGGATGTAGCTGAACTAACAGCCATCTTATCAGGAGCAAAACGACTACAAGTAGGATGCGTTATCGTAAAAGATAGACGCATTTTATCTTTGGGCTATAATGGCACTCCGCCGGGTTATGACAATTGCTGCGAAGGCGAAGACGGTAGAACAAAGCCAGAAGTCATTCATGCAGAAGCTAATGCAATATTAAAACTAGCAGCATCTACAGAGTCAGCACACGGCTCTGTTATGTTTGTTACACATGCGCCGTGTATAGAGTGTGCTAAGATGATTATTTCATGTGGGATTTCCGATATCATATATAAGAATGAATACCGTTGTTCAGACGGCGTTCAATTAATAAATAAATGCAATATCGGCGTACACAAATACTCTGATATTTTAAATACAGAAAATTGGAGATTTTCATATGAGTACGAGAGACAGAGAGTGGATCACATGCACAGTATGTGATGCAGAATTTAAAGTTGTCACTAGCTTAAATTCAAATGAGATTCTTTATTGTCCTTTTTGCGGTAGCGATGTAGTTGATGACTCTATCATAGAAGATGATTTTGAAGAAGATTTGTTTGACGAGTGATGACATATCCGAACCCATGGGTGTTTGACAGAGAAATCTTCACACCTGATATGGTAGGCGATTGGTTCGGTTTCGTTTATCTGATCACAAACAAAGTAACAAACAAGAAGTACATCGGTCGAAAGTATTTCTATTCTACAACTAAAAAGAAAGTTGCGGGCAAAAAGAATAGAGTCATAACCAGAAAACAATCTGACTGGCAAAAATACTACGGCAGTTCAAAGACACTTCTTGCTGATATAGAACTTCATGGTAAAGAGAATTTCTCTAGAGAGATATTGTCATTGCATGAATCTCGCGGCGATGTGAATTATCATGAGTTGCGCCAGCAAGTGTTGAGCAATGTGCTGGAGTCTATGGACTATTACAATGATAACATCATGCTGCGGTACTATCGCAGGGTGAAAGACTACAAATCCAGCTTCAAATCCGTCGTTTAGGCTAAGTCATTGATTTCATTGAAAAGATAGTTTTCGAGCTAAGTTGTTGATTTTACTCACAAAATTTAACAGCTTGGCTAAGTCATTGATTTTATTGAAAAGATAGTTCTTGACTCTACCTACCATCCTGTTAATATAGTTATATTGAAATTGAGATGAGGTTAGCGATGAAACTGCTCGGAATTGATACAAACACGAAAACAGTCAAGGGTCAAAAACAAGGCTACATGACGGGTATTCTGTACCTTGCCCCGGCTAACATTTCTGGCTATGAAGTCTGTCCGATGGCTACTGATGGTTGTCGCGCCGCTTGTCTTTACTCCGCTGGTCGTGGGGCTTTCTCTAACGTCCAACAGGCACGTATTGCCAAGACCAAGTTCTTTTTCGAAGCCCGTGACCAGTTCATGGCGCAGTTGATCAAGGAGATTACGGCTTTCGTGAAGTCTGCCGCGAAGCAAGGGTTTATTCCTACCGTGCGCCTAAACGGCACCAGCGACATTCCTTGGGAACGTGTTGCTGTGACTTATGAGGGCACAAGCTTCTCCAACGTCATGGAGTTGTTTCCTACTGTACAGTTCTATGACTACACCAAGCGCCACAATCGCCGCAAGATCCCTAGCAATTATCATCTGACTTTCTCTCTGGCTGAAGACAATCAGGAGAATGCCAAGATTGCTCTGGAAAACGGTATGAATGTTGCAGTTGTGTTCCGTACGCCGAACTTCCCGATCTCGTACCTTGGTCGCCCTGTCATTGACGGCGATGATAGCGACCTGCGGTTCCTTGACGGCAATATGAATATTGTTGCTCTTAAGGCTAAAGGCAAGGCTAAGAAAGATGCCACGGGCTTCGTTAAAGAGGTTGCTTAATGTCCAAGAGTAATATCAATTCTGTTTTTAATTGTAACGAAAACAAAGGTTTTCAGATTACGTATCCGAACGGCTACACTATCAGTGTACAGTGGGGCGTTGGTACGTATTCTACTGAAACAACGGCAGAGGTTGCAATTATTGATCCTGCTGGTAATTTTTATCCCATTTCAGAAAAAGATAGTGTTATCGGTTGGCAAACCCCTACTGAAATTATCACACTGATGATTTTTGCTGCTCGACTTTCTAATAAGGAAAAGGATAATGAATCCGACTGGGGTTATTAAACTAAATACGAGATTACAGTGTAGGGAACTGAACAATGTCTGATATTGAAGATGATGCTGTAGAAGAGTTCTATACAAGAACTATTGCTGAATATACAAAGCAAACAATTGATAACGCAAAAAATTTAGACGAATGTGTTGTCAAAGACGGCGTAGTTAATTTCTATTATCTCCGTATTGTTAAAGCAGATTTAGTTCCTCTGCCTGTAGCCATAGACATGTTGTCTTGTGGTTATGACCCATTGAATGAAACTGACATTGAAGAATTTTATGATGACATTGTAGAAAGTGTTATCATAGATATAGCTAAGGCTAAAAAGAAAGCCATTAAGCGGAAGAAAAAAATCAACAATGTAATTCCATTTCCACCACCAAAAACATCAAAAGAATAATCTATGAAACCGCTTAAAGTAGGAATTCTTGGTGCTGGCAGTGCGGCTTCAGTTGCTCTTCTTGCTGCAATGCGGGTACACAATTACAATGTTAAGCACGATTTGAATCATGTTCATGTAGTTATTATACATGATCCAAAAATTCCAATAGCTCCTGTTGGAGAAAGCACCAGTTCTGGAATTCCTGCTCTTATGGAAGATGTTCTAGGAGATTCCATACATGGAAGACGTAAAGAATTTAGCGGAACTTATAAATTCTCTACTAGATACTTTTATGAAAAAAGAACTGGACTGCCAACATTTAATGTGTGTCAACCTGCTGCGGGATATCAATTTGACAGTCAGGTGTGGAGCAAATGGGTATTTAAAGAAGTAATTGCAAAATATAAAAATGTTATAGAAATACAAGATACTATTCTATCTATAGATCAAACAGAAAATAATGTAACTGTACATTGCAATGATCATGCACATACTTTTGATGTTATTATTAATTGTATGGGTAATCCGACAAAAGAAGAATTGCAGAGTGAAGACTATACTCTAGATGTTTTCGAAACAGTAAACTCTGTTGTCATACAGCCAGAGTTTAAATACTATGAAGAAATGTTTACTTCGGCGCATTATCATGATAATGGCTGGATGTTTGGAATTCCTATTGCAACAAGAAAAGCATGGGGCTATCTCTATAATAACAAATTTCTTTCTGAAGAAGAAGCATGTGCAAAATTTTCTGCAATTCGCGGCGGTATAGACACAACTAATTTGCCAAAAATTTCTTGGCAACCGTATCGTAGAAAAAGAAATTTAGAAGGTAGAATTCTTTATCTAGGAAACAAATTGTTTTTACTTGAGCCAACCAATGCATTGCCTTTGCACACGTATATGAATTTTTCAGAATTATTTTTGCAAAAGGTATCTGAAGATTTGCCACTGTCTTATTTGAATATAGAACATAACAGAATGTATAATGAGCATATGGAAAAATATCAAAATCTTATTGCATTACAATATATTTCAGAAAACAAACTTGAAGAAGACAGTGAGTTTTGGAAAACAACGAGTGCAAAAGCAAAACATCGTCTTATGAATTCGAAGTCTTTTCAAAAATTTCTAATTGATACCGATTTGTTAAAACGGGTGCAAAATTACTCTTGGCATCCAGATTGTATCATGACAGAGTATATAGACGGTTATGGTTTAGATTTAAAATCACTAAGAAACACTAAAGTTCCGTTTGATCAGCTAATATACGTATAAGTAGTTACAAGGGTAGTTACCTAATAGACTCGCGCTGGGCCATGGTTAGCCCGGCTTTTTTTATTCCTTATAAATAGAGACATAGGGAGGTGGACATACCATGAAAACAACAAAAACAATCCTCTCTGGCTTTCTTATATCATTACTTTGTACGAAAGTTGTATTAGCCGGAGAACTCGTATATCAATTTAAAAATCCCTCTTTTAGTGGGGTAAACGCTGGATCTCAATGGCTTACTGTTGAGAATCAAGAGCATACCCGTAGGCAGGCTATTCAAGACAAGATTGATGCTGCTCTTAAAGCCGCCGCTCTCGCAGATCAAAACTCTATTTTGAATAGATTTGTTAACAATTTGCAGTCTAGAATTTATTCTCAGATTGCTCAACAATTGACGCAGAATTTGTTTTCAAGTAAAGGTGCTTCTGGATCATTTACTTTAGACGATAATAGTATCCAATACACAAATACTGGTGACACAATCGTATTGAACATAACTGATTCTTCTGGAAATATAACAAGTATTACCATACCAGTTGGCGGGTTTAGTTTCTAATGAAAAAGTCGTTGTGCATGATTATTGCATGTATCAGTTTGTGCGGTGGTTGCGCTCATTTTCCTGTCGATAACCTGACAGAGAATCCGCAACAGTATCGGACAAAACTGACTGAATTATATGATATGCGGCCACCTGAAAGAAAAGCGGTAGTAGCAGTATATGATTTCCCTGATCTAACTGGTCAGAGAAAAGACAAGGACAATGTAGCTAGTTTTTCTAATGCTGTGACACAAGGGGGAAGCAATCTTCTTATCGGCGCTCTTAAAGACGCTGGTAGAGGAGAATGGTTCACAGTAGTAGAAAGAAATAGAGTTGACGATCTTGCAAAAGAACGTCAGATAGTGAAGTCTACCCGTGATGAGTATGTGGGCAAAGATGCTAATAAGCTGAAGCCCATGTTGTTTGCTGGTCTTATATTGCAGGGTGGTATAATTGGCTATGACTCTAATCTTGTTACCGGCGGTGCTGGTGCAAGATATCTAGGTATTGGCGCTGATGTTACATACAGAAAAGATGAAGTTGTTATAGCATTACGAGGCACTTCTACTGAAACAGGAGAAGTTGTCTTGACTGTTGAAGTAGCTAAGACTATATTATCTTATGGTAATGATGTTACTTTGTTTAAATTCGTAGATGCTGGAACTAAAGCAGTAGAAGCTGAAATTGGTATGACGCAAAATGAAGCTAATACTAAAGCAGTGAAGACAGCAATACAGCAAGCTGTGGTGGAACTAATCAAACAAGGCATAACCAAAAACCTCTGGAGATATAAGGAAGAAAAATGAGAAACAAAATCAAGACAGCGTTCTTGATTATGGCTTTGATGACACCATCACTGGTTTTAGCGCAGTCGGCAACCAACACTATCTATATTGATCAAGTTGGCGACGGCAGCAATGTAACACTACAGCAACAGGGACAATCAAATAAGATCGGCTCTGAAGCAACACCATTTAGTTTAGAGGGTAGCAATCAAAACGTTACCTTTAGACAAGATGGCGCGAGCAACACTATCGACGGTCTTGTTAACAACGCAGATAACGTTGACTTGACTATTAACACCGTGGGCGATAACAACGCAGTAACACTCGACATAGGCGGCAGCGCCAGTGTTGCGAGTTCTGCTACAACATTAGACATAACTGGTAGCACAAACACTGTTAGCTTGACGCAGGGCAATAACGCTGCATCAACTGGAGCTACTCAGGCTATTGCTATCACAGGCGACTTAAATACATATACATCAACAATCAATGCTAACGATGTGACAAACACTGTAACAGCAAGTGGCGATAGCAATACGCTCACACTGACACAAAATGGATATGCTGGCAAAAACGCTAACGTATCTGTGACTGGTAATACGAATAACTTAACACTCAATCAAACGAGTACAACACATGTGGACAGCGTTACGGTTACTTCTGTTGCTAATGGCACAAACGTTATTATTAGTCAGTGCGGTCCAAGCGGCAACTGCGCCGCCCACTAGTATTGGTTCTATATCGGCGTTTACTGGGTCAAGCGAGATTGTTAGGAAAGATCAAAAACTTTCTACGCAATCTCGCTTGCCTATTCAGCAACTTGATAACGTCCAAACAGGCAATGGTAGAGTAGAGATTACATTTGTCGATAACTCAAATGTAAAAGTAACTGAACACTCTAAGCTTGTTATTGATGATTTTGTTTACAGTGGCAATCCAAACACTTCTAAGATGGCTCTTAACTTTGCTTCTGGCACTGTTCGATTCACTACAGGTCAGCTAGGCAAGATCAACAAACAAAACATTGCACTTAATACACCTACAGCTACTATTGCTGTACGTGGCACAGACTTCACAACTACTGTAGATGACTTCGGCAAGAGTCTTGTTATTTTATTACCAGAAGCAGATGGCACAGTAGGTGAGATTACAGTCAGCAACGCCGGCGGTAGCGTAACACTCACTAAAGCATTTCAAGCAACAATGGTCAACACATATGACGGTGCGCCATCAAAGCCTGTTATTTTGAATTTAACTCTAAATCAAATTGACAACATGTTGATTGTTTCGCCGCCAGATGAAGCCAGACAATTTGATGAAACTACAAACTCAAAATCAAACATCTTAGATTTGTCAGAACTTGATATTGACTATCTTAAAAACACTGATTTAGAAAAAGACAATCTGCAAATGGATGCATTGAGTGTTGATGTTCTGAGCGCTAACTTTCTAGAAGACTTTCTTGCTACATCAATGGGCGGTTCATCTACTAAAGATGGCGTTACTATTGACGGTACAGCGTTCGGATATGATCCACAGACACAGATATATACATTGTTAGCTCAAGACAAAATTCAGTTTGTTCGTTCTGTTGGAACGTTTGTTTCGATCTCTGTTGAGAAAGACAAAGGAAAGATTATCAATCTGGACGTTGGTGGTAAACAATACAACATCAAAGTCAACGAAGGAGGAAGTGTAATCAATGTCAAGCAAGGTAATTAAAAAAGTATTCTTATCGCCTTGGTTGGCACTCGTAACTTTCGCTCTTCTTGTATGCATTAAGATTTCAAATCCCTATCTCGTTGAGATGGGCACTTTAAAGTTCTATGATTATCTAATGATTAGCAAGCCGATTGCTGCTAATGATATCGTACTTGCAAACATTGATGAGAAAGCAATTCAGAAGTACGGACAGTTTCCATTCCCTCGCAGTGTATATGCTGATATAATCAAAGACTTGAAAGACAGACACGCTGCTGTTCTAGGCAACACAGTTTTATTCTTAGAAGCAGATAGATTTGGTGGTGATAAAGCTCTTGCTAATGCAATGTTGGGCTATCCTACAATTTTATCACAAACTGTAGGCAACTGTGATCGCAACAACAAAGACACTAAGCGTACAGGTGTTGCTGTTGTCGGCGATGGTGAAGCAACTGAGTTTTTGCCAGAGTATCCGTGTGTACTAGACAACATATTTGATCTACAATCTGTGGCTATTGGTACAGGCATTACATCAACACTGCCCGAAGCAGACGGTGTTGTACGTCGAGTGCCCATGTTAGCTATGTCACAGGGCGAATACTATCCATCGTTCTCATTAGAAATTCTAAGAGCAGCCGCAGGGCAAGAGTCTTATCAAGCTAAGATCAATCAAACTGGTGTAGAAGCAGTACGTATTCCTACGTTCCCAGTTATTAAGACTGATGAATATTCGAGAGTGTTTGTGAACTGGAATTATCGCTTTTCTGATTTTTCCATAACAGATATACCCCAAGACCTAACAGGAAAGATAGTGCTGCTAGGGGTAACAGCGGCTGGAGTAACGAACCCCGTTGCAACTCCTGTTGGATCACAGTTTCCACATTATGTCCAAGCCAATGTTCTTCATACGCTTCTACAGGGGGATTCTGTAGCGATTCCATTATGGACGCCAGTTCTTGACTATGCTTCTCTAATTCTTCTAACATTGTGTATAATTCTATTATCTAGATTGCGGTTCTCGTTTATTTATATTGCAGCACTAGTAGCAGCGTACACTTATTTGCCAAAATATCTATTTGAGCATAATAAAATTTTATTTGATGTTAGTTTCAACATCTTTGCAATATTAATTTTGTACATTCACATCTACACTGTTAAGTTTATCTCTGAGCTAATGCAAAAGCTACAAATTAAGAAGCAGTTCGGCACATATTTGTCACCTGCTCTTGTTGAGAAACTACAAAAGAATCCAGAGTTACTCACACTTGGCGGTGAGACACGTGAGTTATCAATCATGTTCACTGACGTTAGAGGTTTTACTGCTATCAGCGAACACTACGGTGCTAACGTTCAAGGTCTTACACAGATTATGAACAAGTATATGACTGTGATGACTGATAAGATTTTAAAGAACGCTGGCACACTAGACAAGTATATCGGTGATGCTCAAATGGCTTTCTGGAATGCCCCATTAGATGATAAGGAACATAGACGAAATGCGCTTAAAACAGCACTTCAAATGCTTGGTGACTTGGATCAGTTTAATTACGATATCGCTGCTATGGGAGTACCTGCTTTCGGCATGGGTCTTGGTATCAATACTGGGGACGTGGTTGTTGGTAATATGGGCAGCAGTCAACGCTTTGATTACACATGTTTGGGGGACTCCGTAAATCTTGCCTCTCGTTTAGAAGGGCAATCTAAAGACTATGGTGTAAGAATTGTTCTTGGCCACAACACCGTACAGGGTATTGATGATGAGTTTTTTATTCTAGAACTTGACACCATTGCTGTTAAGGGCAAGAAAGAAGGTGTTAGGATTTATACCTGCCTTGGATATAATTCTAAACTATCTGAATACAAAAAGTCTCAAGCAAAACATGCTCAGTTCTTATCTGATTATAGAGCTAAGAGATTTGATAGCTGTGCAAGAAGTATTGAAACCTTGCGCTCTTCCTTCACGGGTAACATGGCAGACTATTATGCAATGATGCTAAAGCGGTGCGAGTATTTCATTAAGAATCCTCCCGGTAAAGATTGGGATGGAGTTTATAGGGCGCAATCCAAGTAGGATATTAACGTATATCCCAAAGAGTCGGTTCTATAGTTTTAATACCTGATAGATTAGATGGGAGAGTTGGCATAAAGTTAATGCCGCTCTCCTTTTCTACTGTAGCAACAGGCACTTTATACTTGGGTAGATCAGCAACAGGTAATGCTTTGTTCGGAAAGATAAAGCCCACTGCTTTATTGTGTTTCTTATCAATAATAACCTTAAACACTCTTGTTGGCACACCGACTTTGTTCGGGCCGATTGTAGTATAGCCAGCATCATAGATAGTGCCTGAGATAACGTAGATAGAATCATTGTCAACTGCTAATGTTCTAACATGAGTTTCTACTTGTTTCCAGATGCCACGATTGTTATTAGCAATCTGTGGAATCATATTCGATAGAAAGAATGATTCAGACATAATAGCATCTGACTGAGTGTTATTGCCAGCAGGTACTAAATGCCCACGATCATAGATGTTGCCCGCAGTAGCATAGTCAGCTAACTGTGACTGATATTGCTTTGCGACATCTGGATCAGGACGGAAGTCATCCTTACGCTTTGACGTGCCAGTAATAGCAGCCTTAGTGGGATGCTCTACAACATACTCTGCTGTTTTTGTATCATAACGATAATGAATAGCATAATTCTTCTTGCAGATGTACTGACCAGCGGCAACGTGTTCAACAGGAGCACCGAAAGCTACAAACTGTGGACACTTGCTATCAATCACAGTTAACGGCTGCACTGTTACTGATGCACCGTGTGTTGTAGAGACGCTAAGTGCTAGTAAACTCAAAATCAACATTGTCTTTTTCATTTTGTTTCCTTGGTATCAATAGTTTCTTTGTTCTCAATTACAGGTAGTTCTTTTTTCTTTGCGCCAGAAGTCCATTCGAAGTCGAAAGAGAGTACTTTAAGTATCTCAAGCTTTATCTTTATGTGCATTTTGAGCTTTCTCCTCTTTCATTTGCAGTACTACGCTAACTTTCTGTTGTAGTCTGATCATGTCATTGTCTAACATGCGAATACGGTCAATTAACTGTACTAGAATACCGTTTGTTTCGCCAATCAGTGGCATCAGTCTCGTAGTAACAAATTTGTAGATGAAAAAGACAAAGTAGCCCATGCCCACAGAACATACAATCGGAAAGCCGTACTGTTTGATTGCATTAGTGATTAGCTCTGGATCAATAGCACTCATTTCTAGTCCTTACGGGCATCGTTTTTGCCGTCTGCGCGAGCGATTCTCTCTAAATCAGGTCGCAAGCCCAGTGCAGAGCCGACAACAGCGTCTAGTCTAATGATATCATGGTTCATAGTCTTAATTCTGTTCTCAAGACCCATGATGATGCCTTGCATACCTTTGATAGCTTTGACTACGCTTTCTAGAATGTAGTTAACTACGAAATACACAAAGGTCATTGCAACCATTGCTGCAACAATAGGGAAGCCCACCTCGCCTATCAGTTTAAAGATTGCAGTACTGTCCATTATTATTCCAATTGTGAAACATATCACACTATTTATAAATAGAGCTAGGTAGCACAAAGAGGAGTCGCACTATGGACTATTTAAAACAGATCATGCAAGACAGCAGCGGATCAGCATCATCAAAGCGATGGATCACTGCTCTATTCTCATTAGCTCTGCTGGGTGCTTTAATTGCGTCTATTGTTATGAATACAAAGGCTGATCCAGAGATTGTACATGCTGTAATGTACGTAATCATCACAGGTCTCGGTATGACAGGTGCAGAGAAGTTTGCGCCGAAGTAGTTGACAGAGCATCAATAATCATGTATAATGAAGTGTAGCAAACAGCACTTTAGGTAGTACAACATATAGTTTTGTACAGTCTAACTGTACGTGAAAGGTAATTGTACAACAAATGAATTTTATAACTGATAATTTACAATGGATCAAATCGGACTGGAGAGCGTATAAGCTACGTTTTGCGCTTGAATGTCTCGCTTGGTTCATATCTATTGCTTGCAGTCTAGCTATGGCTATTACTGCGCCAGAAGTGCCGCTTGCGAAGATATATCCATTCTGGATCAGCGGCTGTCTTATCTACACTTGGGCTGCTTATACACGCAAATCATTCGGTATGCTTGCTAATTACATGCTGCTCTCAACAATCGACTCAATCGCGCTCTATAGACTATTAACTCACTAATCTATATATTGCATATATATACTGTATTACAAGATAATCAGTATTTATAACGTCAAAAATAGGGGTATCCTTCATATGGACGATGTAGAGTTTAATCCAGTTAAAAACATCTTATTCACTATGTTGATGCCCTCTAGCTTCAAAGAGCGGGTCGATGAGTATGCTAAATCGAATGATACCTCTGTGGCGCAGCTAGTGCGTAGATTACTGAAGAAGGAACTAGAGGAAAACGGAGCCCCTCCGATCTCTCGCTGGAGTATTCGCGGCTAAGTCACTGTAATTGCTGCATAATCTTTTGACTTGACTTCTCCGTGTATTCTGTTACTATAAGAATATGATGAAGAAGAGAGAGATGATGAAGAAGAACTTAAGCAAGAAGCAAATCCGTGAGATTGCTGCCGAAGTTGTCAAGGCATATATCGAACAATACGGAGCTATTCCCGTCTGTAAGCCAGGCACTGCTAAGAACATTAAGCAGCCTGCAATCCGTCGCCCAGGCTCTGTCTATCATCGTGGTCACAAAGCAACTAAGAATGGATTTCGTTCTGTCGGTTACGGCATCGGCGCGGTGGCTATCTAATGTCTAAGAAAACCGCTAAGAATTCATATGCCATTGCCATTTGTACTTGGAATGACTGGGATAAGCGTTGGATGTGTATCGAAGAATTGCCTAGTTTAGGTTCAAAGAAAAAGAACGCCGATTGGATTAAATGGTACAACAGTTCGTATAATAAAAAAGTGCGTAGGCAGAACGGATGTGAATATCGTGCCTTTGATACCGCACAGCAGAGGGCTGCCTAATGTCTAAGAAAAACGTGAAATTAACCAAAGGAGTTGTTATGATTAAGTCTTATAGCAAAACAGAATTGAAGTCTCTTGGTGTCAATTTGAAATTGATTCCTAGAAGTAGATATCGTAAGTACCCCTGGCACACCACTAAGGTAGGGAGCGCATTTTTTGTGCCGCGATCAGCCGTCAACCGAGACAACTACATTCTCTATACACCTAAGTGGTTGAAGCCACTTGGTTATTCAATCAAGTCCATTAAGGGTGTGTGTCCGAAGACTGGTAAACGTGGTCGCTGGTATGTGAGGGTGTCATAATGATTTGTATAAGATATAAGCTTATAACAAAAAAAAGTTCAGCCGTAACTCATTGATTTCATTGAAGAAGTTTTCACCCCTGGATAACCCGTTGATTTCATTGAAAA